AGAACTCGATTACGATTTTGATGTCTTCTACCTGGTCGTTTGCACGACTGATTGCCCTTCTATTATCTATATAAACAACCTGACCGCTATTTGACGCCAGTTCAGGTTTTGAATAACCATTATTAAACTTCATACCCAAGTCATACTCAGTATTGTTAATTGTTCTAGAAGATGAGTTGGGAACAGCAGGGAAATTAACATCTGGTTGACCAGCAGCACCAGAAGTTGCACCATTGATGACGTTAGAACCGTCAAATTCATTCTGTGTACCTGTAACTTCAGGGAAAATACCATCAACAGCGTTTTGATAATACTTCAAAACTTTTGTTGTAGCATTCCAAGAAATGACACGACCACGAGCAGTAACGTTGGTTCCACCAACAACTCGTGTTTGAGTAATAATTTCATCAGGAACATAGTTCCCTTGGAATGTAGGGGAGAAGATTGCTGCTTTTGTAGCAGATACTGTCAAGTCAGAAATTAATTCTGAAGTTCCGAACTTCAGAGGATTAGTAACAAGACCGATACGACGATAATCGTTATCAATCGGGAAGTCGCCAGCACCCTCATCATAAGAGAGTTTAGCGTTAATCATTACACGGAAAGCACCAAGTTCAACAACTGCATCTGCACCATGTCCACCTGGCGGCGGAATAATAACGTCAACTTGACCTCCAGTTCCTGTACCAATACCAGTAATGTTATCAACACTCACTTTACCAAAGGTATATCCAGTTCCACCAGATGTAACAGTAGCAGAAATAACTTTACCACCATCTACAACAACAGAAACACGACCACCAGTTCCATCACCATTGATACCTACATTATCATAGGTGCCATTATTATAACCAGAACCAGCAGAGTTGATAACAACAGTATCAATTTCACCAGCAACTGCGTTTGTTTTCACCGATGTGTTGGTGAAGACAGGCATGTAATCGTTGGAGAAAAACTTGAGGACTGAAGCAACAGGAATGGTATACATGTATTTCCAACGATATCCATCACCAGTAGTGATGATGCTGGTAGAAGTACCTGTAGGTTCAACTGTGGAAGGTTTACCGTTGGGGTCCGAAGGAGATGTTCCGTTGTAAATGCATTTATAGCATTGATATTGTGAATTCACAACATAGAAGTCGGAATCATACAACTTTGTTGCACCCGAAGCAGCAGTTTTAGATGGGGAATAATCATGACGATACATGTCATAAGTAAAACCCAATCCACCCGTAGTTTGTTCTGGAGAAACCCAGTCGATTCTACGAACAACCTGAATCGTGTCAGAAGCGAGGACTCTCTTCATCGATATCATGTCATCGTAAGAACCCGAGAACTCAGAAAATGAATCTACCGCTTGAGGCGGAGAGTTTTCATTATCCCAAGTTTGTGGTCTACCAATGAAAAGATATAAACGGTCACGGGAAGTTCCCGCTGCATCGTCACTCTGAGTTGCGTCAGGACCTTCCAGTGCTTTGATGAATTTTTTCGCAGAAAAAATTCTAAATTGATCAGTTAATAGTGCTGCCATTTTGTGTAGGTACTATTGTCCTCCTGTTTATTTATGAGGGTTACGAGCGAACAGTTGCTTGATATTCGATACTCTTGATTCTATATCTTGCACCACCGTTGCCTACGAGGTCCTCGCCTCCTAAAATTGCCTGTGCTGCGGCATTCGCACCTGTGCTATCTCCACCAGCATTGGTGAAGGTAATAGTTGGGTGCAGGTTATATGTATTATCAACAGTTTGTTTGATACCATATCCACCGTTAGTAATGGTGATAGAAGCAACTTGGTCTCCTGCTGTTGTAAGAACCGCAGTTCCAGTTGCCTGTATGTCACCAATGTTTTCAAACGCTACTGTTGGGGCAGCAGTATAGTTTGTGCCAGGATTTTGAATAATAACATCAACTACGGTGCTATCATGAGAGAACTCATAAAGATAACCACCAACACCAACGTTGACATTACCAGTATTAAATGGAACAATACTACCAACAACTAGTGTTGATGTTGCAGGATCCCAAGAAACAACTGTTCCAATTACACCAGAAGTTGCACCTGTAACAACTTCATTAACACTGTAATTTTGTCCATTAGCATTATTTGCATCAAGTTTAATACTTAAAAGTGCTGTATGTTCAACACCATCACTCAAAGCACCTGCAGTAACAATAGTTGCAAACTTCTGAGGAATGCTACCATCTTTTACATTATCACCAACTTGGAATAATGTGGTGTTTGTTCCACCTTGTGTCTCTTCAATACCATATAAAGAATTATAGATACCACCATCAAGACTAATCTGATTTGCAAAATCAGTTCCAGTATTATCTAGGTCAGCAATACCGTCTCCAGCTGCTGTTGGCAGGATATCCTGAAAAGAACTATCCGCTAAAGTAGAAGGAGGATCTGTCAATAAGAAGATAGAAGATCCAGTCGTGCTAAGAACAGTATGAGGTTGGAATCCAGATGGAGCACTAGAAGCAACACCAGCATCAAACTGTACGATAGCATCTTCAGTAGAAGGAATACCACCATCAATAAATGCTAGTTCATCAACTTCAAAAGTAACTAAAAGTTCTCTAGTCGCAGGGTTCCAATCATATACTTTTGCAATCTTATTGTTTGCATTTTCAACTCTACGAATAACTCTGTCTCCAACACTGAAATTATATGTTGAAACACCATTTGAATCATTTTGACCTGCGTCAAGAATAACCCGTTGATCATAATTAAAGTTTACACCTCTTGTCAAACCACCAAACTTACCTGCTGATTTAGAGGTATAAGTGATTGTTTCATAATTAAGAATAATTTGACCAGAACCAGGAAATGCGTCTGTAGAATCTACATAAATTTCAGAATCATTAGCTCCAACACTCTTAACCAAACCAGTAAGATAAATGTTTGATGAGTTGAATGCCTGACGTGCTCTAGTTTTACGTTTGAGTGTAACTAATTTTGTAAAGATAACATTAGGAACGGATGTATAACCAACACCAGGATCTACGATATTAATTGCTGTAATTACACCTTGATCAATAGTTGCCTCTGCTTTAGCACCAATACCACCGCCACCTGTAATTAAAATGAATGGAGGTTCTTGATAGAATTCACCAGGATTTGTAATCGCAATGGATGTAACTTTACCTAAAGTATCAATTTCAGCAGCACCTTGAGCACCCTGACCACCACCACCTTCAAAAATTAGAGTAGGAGGAGTCGCATAACTTCTACCACCATTAAGTAGTGCTAAACCAGTAACTGTTTGTACAGTAGGAGTTCCTATAGCACCAGTTCCCTCACCACCAAGAATTCTTGCTTTTGCAGGACCAAAGAAGTTATCACCCTTCTTAGTCATCTTGATATATGAAACACTACCATTATCAGCAAGAACTACATCACCTTCTGCACCTGATGGGAATACAGTTACAGGAGCAGGTGCGGTTTGTCCTTCAAATAAAGGTGTTCCATACATTTTAGGACCGATAGCATATGGATAAGTAGGATTACCGCTACCATCTTCGGTCATAAAATAAGCGTAAGTTCCGTTTGGATATTCTGGTGTTACAGCAAACTTACCATTAAATTCATCCAGTGTTCCAACACTAGAATCGTAAATATAATCTTCGGTAAGATCACCTAAAATATAACCATCCTGAACCGTTCTAATACCATGTCCAGCAGTTGTATATGCAAACAAATACAGAGCAGCAGGAGCATTTACAGGAACTGTAAATCTAATCTCACGAGTTGTTGCTAAGTTAAAACCTGACAAATATGATGCATATGTTACTTCAGAACCATCGATATAATATTTAATTCCATTTCCAGAATATAAGTTCGCAGTATTACCAATAACAACAGGATCGATACCATGCCAACCATCTTCTGTGGTAGAAATTAATAAATGTTGACTATCATTTGATGCATGATTTTGATTAAAAATGTACGTTTTACCACGATCTAATTCTAAGAACGAAGGACGAGATCCATCAAACTGAAACTGTCCGTTAGAAATAGTGACAGCGTAAGTTACTGTAGATGCTGTATTTACTTGAGGTCTAGCACCAGATAACTCAGCAGTTGTTTTCAATCTATAAGAAGAAACTTCCCTTGCTACAGCACCACTAGAATTATATCCCCAAGGTCCGTATATAGGATATCCATCAAAAGATACACCGAGAACTTTTGAGTGACCATCAATATATCGTGAACGATCAATGGTATTCGGATCGTTACTATCTGATTGATAAAAATCTTGAACGTAATAATTGTTAGTAGGAGTATAAGTTTCTGCTGAAGTATTCAGCACCATATATGCCTCATCACCAGCATATCCACCCATATATCTGTGGTATGCACAATGGAAATAAATTCTACTAGATTCATCACCATTCATCAAGAACAGTGGGGAATAGATGGATTCATAATCAGCAGATGGTGCTGAACTTAAACCCGTGCTGTCATAATATAAAGTTCCACCGTTTAATGTACCATCTTGAGTTGTGCTGAACCTGATAGGATGCCCAATACCTGCCTGATTTGATGCATCAGATTGGTTGAATTTAATTAAATAATTTGCTCTAACTTGAATATTTTCGGGAGCAAAATAGAATTGACCAGGCACAAAGGGTCCAAACTTTGCTGCATCAGGTCCAAAATCAATATAGTAAGGATTAATTGAAATTGGATCACCATCGATTCTAAATTCAAATCCATTAGAACCTAACAGAAGATCATTTGCTACAAAGGCATCTCCTGTTAATGCTCTGATGTAAACCCTAGTAATATTATTTTGATTATCTCTAACAATTTTCGCAATCTCACCTCTACCAGTTCCACCTACTTCATCAACAATTCTACCAACTTCAACATTACCAAGTGTTTCATCTAATCCAGTAACACCAACAACTAAATTTCCAGTCTCTACCTTTACATTCCAAGTGTATAGTTGAATATTACCCCAATCAAATACACCATTAGTAAGATCAAATTCATTTACAACTTTGCTTGACTGATAATAATAAACTCCACTATCATTTACAGCATCATATACATTTGTATTTTTTACATAATCATACTTTACTGTATCTACAGAAAAGTTTGTAGGTGTTCCACCTGCAGTTCCCCACTCAGGAGTATGAAGTAAAGAACCATTTGCTAATATACCAAGTGCTTTATTTTTTTGAAATTCTCTTGTGCCAACATACGGCACATCTTTACCACCACGATAAACTACAGTGTGATCAAAACTTCTATCAACAACATCTGTAGAACCACCTGGTTGTCTTTCGGTCAAGAAATGTTGAGTTGGTTTGGGGTGATTGTCACTAACCAGTCTCAATCTGTCTGTAATATCATTATTAGAAATTGTAAACGTACCTGTAGTTGGAGAGTTTGGGTGCGTTTGCCATAATCTATTGATGTCAAATGATGTGACAACGTTTGGTGTTTCTTGCTCTGGGACAATTTGTAATCTTAGAGGATCATATCCCTTTCCTCTATTCAAAACTCTTACATGAGTAATTCGTCCAGAATCAGCATCAATAATAGGATATAGTAATGCTGCTACATCAGGTGTTCCACAACCAGTCACAGTAAGTCTAGGAGGATCAGTCGGGACGTATCCAGATCCTCCATTTAATACTTTGACTGCTCTAACCCCAAATACTTCGTCAAATATTGGTTCGATTACAGCACCAGTTCCAGGAACAGTTCTTGCCATTTATTGTCAACTTACAACGTTAATAGTTCCTTGCATTGCAGCATGGATTGTACACTGATAATACAGTGTTGAAGGTGCATCCATTGGAACAGTCCAATAGAGAACCGAAGTGCCACTACCAGTTTGACCAGCAGTGTATGGTGTGCCACTTAAACCTTGAGAACTTTGAATTCTGAATGGATGAGCACCACCATTAGTAGAATTGTCAAAGGCATAAGTGAATCCTCTCTGAACATAGATCGTAGGATCATTAGTTGCAGAAGAAAAACCAGGTCCATTGAAAGTGTAATCCGATGCTCCATTAGCACCAATTTCCCACCAAACAATAGGACTTCTAACGACATCCCAAGATGTGCCGTTCCAGAATAAAGAGTCGCCCTGAACAATACCAGATACATCGGTATCAGTCAAAGCGGCAAACGTTGTTGTTAACGATCCGTCAAAATTAATTGTTAAGGTATCACCAACAATAGCAGTAGCAATGTTAGTTCCGCCAGTAACTGTCAGTGTATCTGTAACAGAGTTTGCAGTTGTAGATCCAGAATCAGCAGCAAATGTTGCAAACAAGTTTTGAGTAGAACTAGCAGTTCCAGCAGCATCATCCGCAGGAACAAATTTAGTTCCATTCCATTTTAATACTTGGTTTGTAGTTGGAGCTGCAGTTGTAATATCAACATCACTCAGCAGTCCAATACTAGAATATTCTGTTACAACCTTTGCTCGTACATCACCAGCACCACCAGCAGTAATATTAATGTTCACATAAGGGTTATCATCACCATCAACAGTGAAAAAATAACCTGTATAAGTTGCAGCGGCAGGTGCAGCACCTAAAGAAGCATATTCATTTTTATAAGAAATCTTTGTCGGGAAATCAATAGTTCCCGTGGCACCATCAAATACAGATGTTACACTACCCGCAGCAAGCGTGATATCGCCAGTGCCATTCGTGGCAACAGCAATATTTCCGTTAGAAGACGAAATGATAGAGTTGCCATTTACGTCTAACGCGGAGGTTAACTGAGTATAATCAGAAGGTAAAAATGTACTTCCGTTATATCTAAGAACTTGACCAACAGCAGGGTTTGTAACACTAACCGTTAGCGTGGTTCCGTTACCAATGGCACCGTATATTTCAGTAAAGTTGTCATTGATCTTATCGCCGCCTGCACGAAGAGTATCACCTGTATTATCATTAGCAGAGGCACCAAGACCTAGTGATTGTTTAGCCATTACTCGCTACGATTTTTAGTTATTTATAGGATCTCTGGATCAATCAATTCTTCACCATAATCTGCAAGGTTAGGTGCAACATAATCATCGGGGACAGTAGTCTCAACTGCAACTGATGGATTTTGATATCCAGAACCAGTTGCACTAAGTTCAACACCCGCAACACCAACTAGTGCGCGAATATTACCATCAAAACCAGAGATGGAATCAACACGAACTGTAGGTCTAGAAGTATATCCAGAACCACCACCAGTGACTTGAACATTCTTAATAAATCCAGATGTTAGAGATGCAGTTCCGATAGCATTTTGCCCGAATACAGATCCCAAATAATCGAATGTGATAAGAGAGTTGGAGGATTCAATAACCGCAACTTCTCTGTCTGCAGTCTCACCTTGGATCTCAATAAAGTCACCAGGTTCAACAGGAGGAACAACCTCAGCAGCATCAACGTCTGCCTCAGAACCAACGTAAGAGAAGGCAACGAATGTGGATCCAAATCTAGGAACTTCAGTAAAGATAATTCTAGAACCAACAATTTCAAAACCAATGCCAGGTTCCTGAATAACACCATTGAGAGAAACAATGATATTATTTTCAGGTCTGATAGTGCTCGATTGTACACCATCAGTAAGGGTCAATGAGTAGAAAATATCATTACGTTTCAAGTTGAAAGACTGACTTAAGGAGTCGAACTCAAAACTAATGTCATCAAGTTGTCTCAGTTTACCAACATAGAATCCTGTGAACGATGCTCCCAGATCAGGTGCTTCAGTGAACTGAATGGTATCAGAGAACGCTGTGTATGCGTTAGTAGCACCAGGCGGTTGTAAGATACCATTGATAAAGATGAGCATATGTCCTGCGGGATCAGGCAGGTATTGAGTGCCATTATCAGTAGTAAGTTTGAATGATGTTTGAGTTCCGTCGAAACCTCTGAACGAACGCTTGACACGAGCTTTAATGTCTTCGACCGCCAGAATCGCTGATTTATAATTATCAGGACCCTTAATACCATCATTATCAGTGAAAGAACCAACAACCTCAGAAAGATAAAGTCTCTTATTCAGAGCAACATCTTCAATATCTTGAACTCTTGCAGCACCTGCACCAGCAGTTACAACAGTTGTAGTAATTGTTGCGTATCCAACAGGGAAATTAGTTCCAGTTCCATAATCACCAACAACATCACCATTCTGTAATGTTCCTAGAACAGGAATAACATACAGGAAGTTATTAGCAATATCTACTTCAGCAATAATTGCATAAACAGACGACTGCTGAACACCACCAACAACTTTGTAAAGTCTATTTCCTTCAGTGAATGCATTTAGACCACTGAGAACAGAGATACCGAAACGAGTGTTACCAGTAGAAGCAATTCTATCACCGACCTTGATATCAAGACCATCAAACTTCTTAACATCAATAAACTTCCTAGAAGTCTGAGGATATACAACACTGTTAACTTCAAATGTTCCAGCAAGACTTGCTGTATCAACAGATAAAGTACCACCTGTGTTAGATGTAACTGCTGCTTTATTATTGAAGAATCCAGTTGGAGTCGCAGTGAATCCACTCGTATAACCTTTGAACGGAACATCATTTTCAAATGATCCCTTAAGATCAATAATATGAAGACGATTTTCGATAGCACTGATTTGAGCGGTAGTGGAGTTTGCTGCACCAACGATATTATCAGTGATTGCCCAAGGACCTGCTGTTACGCGAACATCAAGATACTTATAGTTTGCATCTTCATGGAAACCGTATACAACACCTGTTACAGAAGGAGCACCCTGTTTGGCAACAGTCTCACCCATTGTGTAAGGACCATCAGTGATATCTCCGTCAATACGGAATCTCTGATAAACCTGAACTACGAGTCCAGAGTTTTCTTGAATCTTTTCACACTCAGCAGAGGCATCGCTAAGTAAACCATAGAAGAAATCTGCAGACTTAACACCACCACTAATTCCAATCGGAACCTCAGGATTACCATACCTAATAGCAGGTACAGTAATTGCATTCTTAGATGTAATAGTCGTGTAGTAAGTCGATTGCGCTAACTGACTTCTGATGATATTTAAATGATAACGAATAAATCTTTGAATTGTAGATTTATTGTAATTTGATGCAAGAGAAGCATCATAGAACTTGTAGAAAGATGCAAGAGGTGAAGGAGATGTTAAAGTATTATCAAGTGCCTTACCCATGAATTCTTCAAGGTTATCAAGAGTAAATGTCTTGATATTATAATCAGTATTTGAATAGAATAATTGACCAGACACTGCAGTGTAAGGATCGAGAGCACCTTTATTGAGTTTATGTCCCCAAACAAAGATTCCATTGGTTCCGTTACCAGCAAATACTGCTTCGCCATTAGCGCCTCTGACATATACCTGTGTGCGAAGTTCAGCAAAACCAAATCCAAATGTCGCTGTGATATATGCACGATACCATCCATTACCATGTGGAATAACTCCAAACGCATCTACAGTTAGACCACTATCAGGTGTAAAGATAGAACCATATGTTCCATCAGTCAAATTCAGATCAAAGAATGCTCTTTGACGTGTCGCAAGACCATCATCAAGGGCAAGATAAACACGAGTTCTGCTAAACTCACCTGCCTTAATAAAGATAGAGTAAGTAAAGGTTTGAGTCGTAGCATCACCAGTAGCACCAGTGTCAAATGTTTCATTACCAGAGTCAAACTTAACGGTAGTATTATCAAATGTCTCGAAAGAACTAATACTAAAGTTTTTATACTTGTAGTGTTCAGCGTTTGTAGAAGTAGCGATCAGTTTATCTGCAGTCGCCGTACTATCAGGTGCAGTGGCAGTATCTAAAGTAGAAGTTACATTAAGTCCAGTCCAACCAGCAGCATTGATATTTTCAGGAGACGGGAAGAGGTTTGTAGTGGAAACAAGACCTTCAATGTTAGATGTGAGAGTTCTTGCTCTCTGAAGAATCTTAGTATTTGTTGGATTATTATACCAATTGTAAGCAGAACTTACACCACTACCAGCAATAGTTCCTGTCGCTGAAGAAGGAGCAGTCAGAGTGTTCGTTGCTACCCATGCAGTGCCAGTGAAGGCACCAACATAGAGGATATCATTTTCACCATCCCACTCAAGAACAGTTGCAGTTCCACCACCACTAGAAGTTACAGTTTCACCAACAGCAAATGTTCCTGTGCTTGCGCTCAGTGTAATTGTATATGCTGTAGTTTTATCGTAAGTATCTGTTGTGATAATATCGTGAACAATATCATCAACAATACCTTCTGCAAAATTCTCTTGGGCATCAGTCCATGCGCCAGATCCAAACTGACCATTTACCAGAGACTGCAATTCATTGACGTAATAATTTTCATTATACCAGATTTGCTTAGCAGCAGATCTTGCTTCTGTGCCGCCAGGTGCAAAGATATTCTTAACAACCTCAATTAAGTCTCTCCATGCATAGACAACATCATTAATTGCCGTAGTAGAAACACTATCTCTGTATGCCGCTTCATCAGTATATTGTGCCGCATATTGACCACTACCTGGTGTGTTTCCTTGAGCATACAATCCATTTTCGATTGCATATTCACCAAGAACACCAACTTGCTCAATAGCGTACAGTGCAGCAGGAAGAACATTATCAATAGTTTGAATATTGAGTGCAGCGGTCAAGTAAGTGTTTGCTTCTTGAATTGTGCTGTCGGTTGCTCCAGTTTGTAAATCAGAGATAAGAGCAATAATCAAATCTTCTACATCTAACTCATCATTCCAAGAACCTGCGTTATAAGTAACACCATTCAGAACATAACCAAGGAATTGAAGGACAAGACCATTTACTTCTTCTTTAATAAATTGCTTATTGAAGTAAAGTCTATCAGCACCAGTTGCAAAGTCTGCACCAGTAGGAGCAATGATGTCATTAATGGTACCAATTAATGTATCGATAGCAGTTTGGACGTTTGCACAATTACCACCATCTTGAGTAATACCCCAATCTCCAACAACAATACTATTAGTGTTTGTATCATCTAAGTCACCAGTAATTGCTTGCTTAGCATAATAACCAAGACGCTCATGTGCGTAAACAGACTGGAATACCTGAAGACGAATATAACGAAGACCACCTTGATTGTTAATGTAGAATCCTGTTCCCGTTACGGTCTCAAGATTACCTCCGTTTTCGATATCATTTGCAATAGCATCTAAGAACAGACCCAAGTCAGTCTTACAACGAATAGTTCCGTCAGTGCTTCCACCACCTTGGTTTCTAGGCATATCCTGTGCAAGTTCAGGATAACGTTGAAGCATATCGTACGCTGCCTTATCAACGATTGGTGTGCGGTTTTGTCTAATTAAGTTTGCAGCATCTCTGAAACGATACTGAGCATCACCATCAATTTGATTGGTATAAGAAACATCATTAGCACTATCATGATAGTTAACTGCTAAAGTTGTTTCGAGGTAAGCATCAACTGTTCCACCAACAAACTCATATGCAGGAGTAACTCTAGTTACAGTAGCAAGGTGATCAACAGGTGTTGATGCATTTGCTTGAGTCAGTGTATCAGTAAGAATATCAATCAGAGTTTGAACTGTAGCATAAACATCAGCACAATCACCTGTAGTGTAATTCAATTCAGTTACAGAGTTAGTTACTGCAGATGAGAATGTGTGAGCATACTGCTGATTAGCAGGAGATGCACCAACATTAACCGTGATCGTAGTTCCTGTGACGGCAGATACTTTCAGAACAGCACCAGCGGCAGGATCAGTAGCACGAGGGTATGCAGTAGGACGATCATTACCATCTTTATCACAAGTAAATGTAACACCACCAGTAGCAATCGAAACTTGAGATGATGTAGTCATCGAATGAGATCCGATGGTAAGAACCATATCACCAGTTGCAGGATTGTAAGTTGCAGCAGATGGGGTGAATTGATTCAGCGTAGTATAAGATGAATCAGTAATTGTAGTATCAGTGGTTTGAGTTAAACCATGGTTACCCTGAACTGTCCAAATAACATTGTTGATGATGTATTGAAGAATTTCATCAACCTTATTAAATGCCCAAATAGTCTCTGTAATCTGACTTTCTACATGACTTAATTGAATCGGGTTAGTAGTTCTATTAACATAAAGTGCAGAAGCATCCCAAATATGTTCGTTAGAACCATTTCTCAAGTCTTGAACCAATGCCTGAAGGACATCACGAATATCATCTTCACAATTGATATTTCCACCAGGAATAACCAATGAAGAATATTGTTGGGTCAACAGGTACACTGCTTCTTTCTTAATGAAGTCGATGTTATCTTCAATCAGATCTGCAGCATTATAATATCTGTGAGTTCTACCTTGGAATCCAGAAGGAGCACCAGTTTTTCTGGATGTTTCAAGGATAGCATCATTATTAAAGTATTCTCCCTTAGTAAAGGATTCACCACCAGACCAATCATCTGTATGATTTTGTCCTTCAACGCCATCAAAGTGAACAAGCAGTTTTGTATTTGAATCACCTTGGAAGATGCCTGTAGGAGCAGTAAATGGTGCGGTATAACGAGCAGTTGTAGAAACTCTAAACTCATCAATGTAACCAACGAAGTGATTATTACCAGCGGTATCATCACCAATTCTCAGAGGTTTATTTGTTCCATAATTGCTGCTATCAGTATAACTGCTACCATCTTGAGCACCATTAACAAACATCTTGGTAGTTGTTCCAGTTCTGCTAATGGCAACGTGATACCAAGTATCGGCAGCGAGAGTTGCTGTGCCAGTAATTACTACAGCGCCATTATTATAATACTTGAGGTTTGCACCATCAACATATAAGTAAGGAGCAAGTTCAGTAGCAGCAGTTCTAAAGTCAAATACTGATCTGCTACCTGCAGCGACAGTGATTGGTTTAATCCAACACTCAACAGTAAATGCTCCAGTTCCAAATCCAAACTCGTCGGATGCTGGAATAGTAACAGATTCATCAATGGGAACTGTGCCAACGTTAACAGTAATAGTATTAGAAGTTACCGCAGTGATACTGCGTGCAGAACCAGATGCAGGGTCAGTGCTACGGGGATAAGTCTTAGTAGATGAATTGCCATCTTGAGCACAAGTAAATCCAATACTATTATCAGAGATTAAAACTGTATTACTAGTTGTCAGAGAGTGCGTGCCAATGTTGATTACTAAGTTACCAGTGAACGGATCATATGTGGTGCCTGCACCAGCAGTAAACGTACCAGTTGCACCGCCACCAGCGGTAATAGAATCTGCGGTGCCGCTAACGAAAGTATGAGCAGCATTGCCAGGTGAGAGACCTAAACATGCACTACCGAATCTCTTATTATATGCATTAAGAGCAGTTCCAGCATTAAATGTGAATGTATGATAATCACCACCATTTCTAAGAGATCTGCCAATCTTACCAACATATACAGTTTTGCGTGCTTGGTTTGCACCAATGACTTCTGCCTTAGTATCGCGAGTTCTAATAACTTGACCAGGAACAAATAAACCTGTTCCAACTGTGTCTCTATAAGTAAGTCTACGAACTACAGCACCTTCTCCAACAGTAAACTCACCATCGTTATTACCATATTCAATCTTGTAATTACGAATGACTTCATTTTGAAGGGTGCCAGAAGCATTATCATAAGGAATGATATAGTTGTTAATTTCTTCGTTTGCAGGGAATTTAGTATTGTAATCTGTGCTGTTATCAGTGAAATCTACAATTCTTACCTGAGACTTAGAAATATCATCAAGAACGACGTTCGGATAAGTCTGTGAAGTAATTCTGTTAAACAGAAGACCAAAGAAAGAAGAACCTTCGGAAATATTGACTTGACTGATAAACTCCTGAGTTACAGGATCCTGATATGCTGAAGTTGCTGTAATACGAGCAACTACACCAGATTGAGAACCGATAATAACTTCATTCAACTGAATATCATAAAGACCAGGTGTGGACTGATAGGTACCAGTTGTTTTACTCAGAGTCAGTTGATTATTAACAGAAATTTGTGTTCCATACAGAGGAATATCTTCTTGCTGTGATACAGCAGCGGTTCCAGATTGTGCTCTCGTAACTCCAAGAGTTGTAGACTCAGAACCTTGTGTAATGCTGTTCAGTAAGAAAATTTCAGAACCAAACTGATAGTTTTGACCAGTAGTAAATGTTCCTGCAGTAACAGGTGCATCAGCAGCAGTATTATCAGTTTTATATGCTATTACCTCAAAGGAGGTAGTAGAAGGTCCAATAGTGTAGCGCAACTGTGCTAGAGGAGTTTCCTGACCTTTCTGGAGGTTGATTGATTCGACCTTAGCAGTGTCGCCTTGGAAATCAGTAACTTTCTCACCAAATGTAAATAGACCAATGTTATTTACGGGAGTAACAGCAGCGACGTTAGAAGCAAATCCTGTTGCACCAACAGTTACAAGTTCATTAGTAATGAAAGCAGTTCCTTCACTATAATAACCAAATACATCATTACCTACAACACTAGTAACAGTCAAACGTGTTGCAGATGCAGTTCCAACCATTACGTTACCAACGTTCGGGAAGATACCACTAATGTTACTGAATTGAACCTGTACAGTATTAATCTGTTCAATTGTTACGTTCACATATTTGACACTAGCAGGAGGTTGAGGAGGTTCATTGAAGACAATAGAATCACCTTGAATATTGAAAGATGTGCCAGGATTCTGAACAACACCATTCAATACGATCATCAACTGATTAGCATTAGCAACCAGATTATTACCACCAACTGTTAGTGGGAAAGCAATTCTTTCGCCATCAAACAAACTAGAAATATCGTCAATACGTTGAACAACAGAAGTCAGAATGTTCTCTGAAGAAGTTAATCTCTTTTGACGGAACAGAATTTCGGTATTATTAAATTCTGAATAAACAGGTTCTGCAAGAGCAAAACTTTGAATATTAGGAACAATCGCTTCTCTTGCAAGTTCAACAGATTTTGTTAATTGGAAATCAGTTTCTTTGTTGGGAATAAATCCATAATCAGAGAGATTAAGTTCACCAAATACTTTGAACGATGCGGGGTGTACGTTCTTGATAAGAATATCTTTCCATTCACCAATAGAAACGGCAGACTTAATTGCGTAGGAGAAATCTTGATAGTAGTAAGAATCTTGAATTTTCTCAATAATTTCAGAAGGTTTACCAACATCATCAATAAACTGACCAGTTGTTTTGGTAAGAGAACCAATTTCAAGAACACCCTTAGCAATGTTCAAATCACTAATTGTACCAGAAGACTTGGAAATTACACCAGTTACCTTCTCACCCTGAACAAAATCACCAGTATAGTCAACAATCTTAAGAACTCTAGGTCCAATCTGCCAACCACTGTTTGTAGAAACAAAACCAGTAGCAGTAGCATTTTCAAGACTAGAACCTTGATATACAAGTTCGCCTTCAAGGAAAGTAGATGTGATTACGTTTGCAGTAGCACCACCACCAAATGATTCGGTAAGTAACTGCTGACGACCTGTTCCAGCGTTGACATACGAAATAGCGTCACCAAGTTCAGCGTTTGCTGAAGTGATAGCAAGTTTTAATTGATCTGGTTCAAGAGAGTTTGCAGAACCAGTAATGGCAAAATATGTTGTAGTTCCGTTTAAACGACCAACTGCACCAGCAGCAAGTGGGAAGTCTGCACCATCACCAGTATCAACAACGTTGAGTGTAACTTGAGAACCGTTAGCAATACCATGAGGGAATGCAAACTGTAAAAGACCCAAGTCAAGGTTTACAACATAGTTGAAAGAGGATCTAAGAGCAACTGTAGGAGTAGAAGAATAACCTGCGCCTGGATCTTTAACAATAATTTGATCCAAACGACCATTCTTAATTGTTGCTTCAGCAACAGCACCAGTTCCACCACCACCAGTAATTACTACTGCAGGTGCCTGAGAATAACCAGAACCTGGATCAGTGACGGTAATACTATCAAGAATACTTGTAGATGTTAACTGTGCGTTGATTGGGAATGTAATCTCAGGACGTAATGTATAGTCATGAGGATAATCATAAC